CCCCGACAACTACACCGGGATTGTGCTTGACGAGTCGTCAATCCTGAAGAGCTACACCGGCAAAATCCGCACCGACATCATTGAGCGATTCGGGCGCATTCCGTATCGCCTTGCCGCGACCGCTACGCCTGCGCCGAATGACTTTATGGAGTTAGGCAATCACGCGGAGTTCGTTGGGGCAATGTCTCGAACGGAAATGCTGTCCATGTTTTTTGTCCACGACGGTGGCGAGACCCAGAAGTGGCGGCTCAAGGGCCATGCCCAAGATGAGTTCTGGAAATGGGTAGCTTCGTGGGCGGTCATGATCCGGCAACCGTCGGACCTTGGCTACGAAGATGGAGACTTCGTGCTCCCTGAGCTCCGCATTGAACAGCTTACCGTTGATGCTCAAGAGGCGCAGGAGGGAATGCTATTTCCCGTAGAGGCACAGTCGCTACAAGAGCGACAGAATGCCAGACGGTCAACAGTGACCGAGCGAGCGCATGAGGCGGCAAGCTTGGCGCAGTCGAATGATGAGCAATGGCTTGTGTGGTGCGACCGCAACGATGAGAGCTCCGAGCTTGCCCGTCTCATCCCCGACGCGGTGGAAGTGAAGGGGTCCGACAGCAACGAGCACAAAACAGATGCTATGCTTCGGTTTCAGTCCGGGGAGATCCGGTGCCTCGTCACGAAGCCGAGCATCGCGGGCTACGGGATGAATTGGCAAAACTGCCACAACGTCGTATTCGTCGGCCTGTCTGACAGCTACGAGCAATACTATCAGGCGGTGCGCCGAGTATGGCGGTTCGGTCAGCACAAGCCCGTCAACGTCTACATCGTCGTCTCCGAGCTCGAAGGCGCGGTCGTGCGGAACATTGAGCGCAAAGAGCAAGACGCCATGCAGATGGCCGCAGAGATGGTGCAGTACATGCACACCATCAATGAGGAGAGCCTACGCGGAATTGAGCGCAAGAGCGACGAGTACGTGGAGGATGTGACCGAAGGCGAGGGCTGGACCATGCACCTCGGCGATACCGTGGAAGTTCATCGCAAGCTGGATAGCGAGTCAGTTGACTACATGATCTTTTCACCGCCGTTTTCGAGTCTCTACACATACTCGGCAAGCGACCGTGACATGGGCAACTCGAAATCAGATGAAGAGTTCTACGAGCACTATCGCTACCTGGTGGCGGAGCAGTTCCGCACCCTCCGGCCGGGGCGGCTGGTGTCGATTCATTGCATGAACCTGCCAACCAGCAAGGCGCATGATGGATACATAGGTATCAAGGACTTCCGTGGTGACATCATCCGCATGTACGAGGGGGCGGGATTCATTTTTCACTCTGAAGTCGTGATCTGGAAAGATCCGGTCACGGCAATGCAGCGCACCAAGGCGCTCGGACTCCTCCATAAGCAGATCACGAAAGACAGCGCCATGAGCCGTCAGGGAATCCCCGACTATCTCGTAACTATGCGCAAACCTGGCGAGAATCCGCGACCGATCGAGGGAGAGTTTGACCACTACGCTGGAGAAAACGAACCGCAAGGCGGACGCTACTCCATCGACGTGTGGCAACAGTACGCCTCACCGGTCTGGTGGGATATCAATCCGTCTGACACGCTCCAACATCGATCCGCGAGAGATGAAAAGGATGAGCGCCACATTGCACCGTTGCAGCTACAGGTGATCCATAGGGCATTGCAATTGTGGAGCCTGCCCGGAGATCTCGTTGTATCCCCGTTTGCCGGAATCGGTAGCGAGGGCTACGAGGCGGTCAAAATGGGTCGCCGATTCCTTGGTGCTGAGTTGAAGCAGAGCTACTACCGGCAGGCGGTGAAGAATCTCGAGACGGCGGCAAAAGAGTACCGGAGCGTCGGGCTGTTTGAGGAGGCGGTATGACTCCTCAAACTCCCCGCCGGGCAATATCTCCCGCCGCCTTGGCTGTTGCGTGGCAAGTGTCAACGAAGACGGTCTACCGGCTCATCAACTCCGGCGAGCTCCAGGCGGTGCGTATTGGCGGACAGTTACGGATACCTACGTATGAAGTGGAACGGTTTGAGCAGCGACAGAAGGTGTGAGCTCTGCGGGGAGGCAATCGCCTGGTGGAGCGAAACCGGCTTGTGCAGTCGGTGCCGCAATCGCGAGTGGCGGCGTCGCCGGGATGGCTATGTGCGCCGGTATCGGATGCTTTCTCCGCATGAGCGAACGCTTGTATCCATTCAGCTCCGGACAGACCCGGTGAAGTCAGTCATGCGGGACTGGGGCATCTCAAAGAGCCTTGCGTATGAAATCAGGAAGGGCGCGTGATGGGTTCGACCGTCGATAAAGCGCAGTGCGCCACGGCGGGAGCCGGGTTCGACTCCCGGTGCGTCCAGAGGTGCAACAGGCCTTCCTGCCATGCTCGGCAGGCCGCGAAGTACACACGAAACGTGTCGCAACCGCGCGAACATGGGCAGGGCTGCGACTGTAACGCAGGGTGCGGTGTAGCAAAATGGTAGACGCACGGTAGATATGCTGTGTTCCGCACTGGTCATGCGGCCGGCCACCGGGGGTTGCCGACCAGACCCTTGCAGGTTCGACTCCTGCTGCCGCACATCCCCGTCGTTGACGGGTAATAATTCTACTCATGGCACGGCATGATAAGAAACTTCACTTGTGGTGTTGCTATGCAATAGCTGTTCCGTGCAACAGCGCGTTCTGTTACTGACTCGTGGGTCAGAAGGGGTACGCACCCTTCGTTTCTTGGATTGCCCCGGAGCCACGAATCCGGGGCATATTATTACGCACACATAAAAGGAGAAATGCATGGGCGAAAATGACTTTTTGAGCGAAGGATTGCTTTTGAAGCGGGTGTGGGTTGAGGGCAGCGATATTCATATACCATATACACAGCGCGAGCTGTCTCAAATGGTCGTTGATCTTCGGGCGCGTGTCAAAAACTTCGAGAAAAACCCGCCTTCTGAAAACGCAGAAGATGCGTACAGCTATATCGAAAGCGCAATAAGTAGCCTCGATGATCTCAAAGACTATCTTGAAGACGCGAAGTCAGAACTCTCTCGCCTGTTTTAAATAGCGTCATGGGCTGTAGTCAAATGGTATGACGCCTGGCTTTGGACCAGGAAATGCACGTTCAATTCGTGCCAGCCCAATAGCCCTCCTGTCATGAGGAGTAACCCCCATGCATCGCCCTCCGGTCATGACGCCGGAGGGCTTTTCTTTAAAGGAGAACGATATGTATGCGTCAGACGCCTACACAAAAGAAATGCGCCAAGAAAAAGCGCGGATCATGCGTGAGTTTGCAAAGCACGAGCTCGCACAAGGGCTTTCTATGTGGAAAGAAGAATCCATGCAGCGAATGGTTCGGGGCGACGCTAAACAATATCGCGAAATCGCGAAGCATATCAAATCGAATGAGCTTGATGAGGCAAGACGACTTGCTTCCGGCATGGATACCGTCGCTCGAGAACGAATCCCCGACTCCGTATGGTATTGGCTCATGAAGGAGGCAGACTAATGAGTAACAAGGTGTATGAGATCATCACCGAAAAGATCATACAGAAACTCGACGAAGGTGTAGCGCCCTGGCACATGCCGTGGCAGCAAGAAGTCGGCGCTCCCAGGAATCTTGTAAGCGGCAAGCAATATCGAGGAGTCAACATTATGCTTCTGGGTATGCAGTCGTACCGCAATCCGTACTGGCTGACCTTTAACCAGGCTCGGCAACTTGGTGGATCAGTGCGCAAGGGGGAGAAGTCGACTGAAATTGTGTTCTTCAAGAAGTTCGAGATAGAAAAGGATGATGACAAATCCACCGTCATTCCGCTCCTTCGCTACTATCGAGTGTTCAACGTAGAACAGTGTGATCTTCCCGAAGACAAGATGCCGAGCTGGAACCCCGAAGCCGACGAGCAGGATCATGACCCCATTGAAGAGGCGGAGTCCCTGGTCGCCGCGTACTTCGGTCGCCCGCCCATTACACACACAAATCCCAACCGTGCGTTTTATCGCCCGAGCGAAGACGTGGTAAACATGCCTCCTCTGCAACGATTCGTTGTGCCGGAAGAGTATTACTCCACGCTTTTTCACGAGCTCGTGCACTCAACGGGACACCAGAATCGCCTGCATCGAAAGGAAGTCACAGAGCGCCACTCGTTTGGAAGCAACCCATATGCACGAGAAGAGCTTGTCGCCGAGATCGGGGCCGCGTTCTTGTGTGGGATAGCCGGGATCGAGAACCGGACCATTGACAACAGCGCCGCATATCTCAAATCTTGGAGTGAAACCCTGCGCAAGAACCCACGGTGGTTTGTAACTGCAGCGGGGCAGGCGCAGAAAGCAGTAGACTTTATGATGCAGCACGCAGGCTCATCAGTAAACACCATCGCAGCGTAACACACAAACGGTGTTGGCCCTGAACAATGTGCAGGGCCAACACCTGATAAAAGGAGATTGCATGAAGAAAGAGATCCGGTTTACGAGAAAGGATCTAATTGAACAAGGGTACTTGGTTGATGTAACCGATTTCGCAGAGCGAATGGGCATCACTGTACCGGTCGCCGTGACATTCACTCTGTGGCAAGACTATATCTCTCCGCCAGAGAGAAGCATCAGCACTTCAGAAAACATTGTGAATACGCTGCACGCGCTTCGCACCAACATTCTCGCCGGGCAAACAGAAAACATTGTGGAGTTCGACATGATGTACCCTGTCGATCATGGCGTAACAAAGGCAAACATCATTGCCAAGCTCGCGCCTGATAACGACGGCATATATGGAGGAACTCTTTACCTCAAGTCTGATGTTGAGTAGTTATTCTCCGTTGCGCGGCGCTCGATAGCCCATTTGCTTCATGACCAGAAACATCCCGAGCGCAGATTCACAATGCCCCCTGTCCTGTTCCGAAAGGTCACGAACCATTTTGATAATGCGCTCGGTGATGTGGTCATATCGTTCGTAAAACGATTCACCAGAAATCAAATACTCAAGAGTTACACCCAAGCATTCAGCCACCTGATACGCATGATCCATGCGCGGCGTTCGCGCCTGGCTAAACCAGGTGTTAATCGTATTCAGACTAATGCCCGTTTGTTCGGCCAGCCACGGGCGACGACGACCCAGCTTATGAAGGTGTGCATCTACGTTTTCCAAAAACCGCCGTGCATAATAGCTCATCAGAAACCCCTTTCTATACGTTAGTAGACTCCCTCCCTAACGCAAACGTACCACGAATATTTTAACTATGCCAGTTTTTTCTGCTAAATAGTTGCTAAATCTTGTGAATGTATGATACATTCTGCCCTATGAGCACAGAAATCACACATACACAAGACGACCTTGCATCCCTTAAAGAAGAAGTGACCTCTCTTAAGGGCATCCTCTTGAAGACCGTAACTGAATTGCGAGCTTTGTCAATTCAGAAATACCAGTCAATGCCCGAGCCGTGGATTGATCTCAAAACCGCATGTGCAATGAAAGGAGTGAAATACTCCTCGCTTACTGCGGGCAGTCAATCATGGCGCAGGCCAAACAACGGATCACCAGACGCAGTGCTAAATGGTCGTGACCACTGGAGGCCAGAAACAATCCGCTCATGGATTATGAAAGACGACGAAGAACTGGCCCGCGAACATGCGCTTCGCAATTCCTAACACCGTATCCCACCCCGTCGTTGGCGGGGATCACATTACATGTATAAGGAGAGACGATGATACCTACAAGCGACATCCAAGCTGATCCTCGCCTAAAGTTTATGCTATTCGGCGGGGCCGGTGTTGGAAAGACGATGGCTTCTATCCAGATGCCACACCCGTATGTCATCGACACCGAGAAAGGCTCGGTCCACTACAAGCATATCATCAGAGAAAAGGGCGGTGACATTTTCAACACCACCAAGTTTTCTGATGTCATCAAGGCAGTAAAGGCTCTGGCAACCGAAAAGCACTCGTTTCAGACGCTCGTGATTGATCCTTTCACGACACTCTACGAAATGGCTGCTGACGAAGCGGAAATTAAGGTCGGAACCAAGTTCGGCAAGCACATTCAAGAAGCAAACAAGCAGGCCAAGCGCCTGTACAACCTTCTTACCCAGCTTGACATGAACATTGCCGTTACCGCTCACTCCAAGAATCTCTACGGAGACAAGATGGAGTTGCTCGGTCAGACCTTCGACGGCTGGAAGAAGATGGATTACCTGTTTGACCTGGTCTTTGAGCTGACCCGAGAGTCAAACGGAAAGCGTTTTGCAACCGTTGCCAAGACGCGCCTGCCCGAGTTCCCCGATCAGCTTCGCTTCGAGTGGAGCTACGAC